TACCGCGCAAGATACCGACTCGCAGAAGTATCATCGCCCTTGTCCCAGTATATCTGAGAGCGAGCAAAATCTGCCAAGTATTGATGGTATGTCTTTGGGATGGAAGGTTCGTCGTCCTGAATAGAACTCCAGTCGAAATCCACTGCTGCCATTGTAGCAGGGTCGTCCACAACAGGGCGATAACTGTACCACATGGTCAGTTTACCCGATTGGGATGCGCCGGGAGTAAGAAAGAGCGAGTCCCCCTTTATGAAATAACTATCCGGCGTGGCATAAATCCAACTATCATCCGTATTCTTAAATGAATATCGGCTAAACTCGCTCGTAGGTTCAAGGACGTTCCCCCGCCATTCCACCCTACCAAGTGAGATAAGGTCTGTGGGAAGTGTTACACTCTTAGTATTTGCGCTTAATGATTGCGCGTACTCTTTCTCGAGACACTCAGTATGAAGCGCGAAATCCTCCTGCGCGTCAATAAGGTACTGCTTGGCAGCATTAGTGAGGACTCCCGCTTCTTCTGGCGGGAATCCTACTAACACTCTATCTAATAACTGTCCCCATAACATTAACGGCGGCCTTTCGTGCCAATACCTTCAGGTGCTTCACCTTCATATCTCGCATTCAGGGCGTTAATTTGGTTGGTTGCGGCTTGATAAGCTGCCGCGGCTCTGTCACCCTGATTATCCATTCTCCATAACTGAGATTCGGCGAAATCAAGTACAACTTCGTGTAGTGCTTCATTTAACACAGACTCACTACCGGAACCATCCGTAATCCCCAACGGCTCTTTTAGGTACCAAATATCTACACTTGCTACACTGCTTGGAATAATATATAATTTATTCTGAAACACATAAGCAATCGTGTTTGATGCGGAGGATAGGAGTGTGTTCTTTGTGCGTGGTGCATCATGAGCTTCAATCATAGTTGCATAGCGGGAGTTTGTATTATCATAAACTGAGATAATACTGTTTCTCACCGGTTTTGCGGTGGTGCTATTATCACCCGTACCATCAAGCTCGACTACACCGGTTGCAGGTACTACCGCTGCATCAATAAACTGCAATTCGGTTAAATAGGCATTATTAATTAGGTTGACGACAGTTTTCTCTGCAAGATTTACTGCCTTAACTTTGGCATCGGAGGTAAACGAGGATTCTGCCGGGTCTTCCAGCCGTAATCCAAGCATATCTACCATTACATCACCAGTCATATTTTTTCTCCTTAGTTAAGAGCGGGGCCGCCGTTAGGCAGCCCCATGTTCAAGATTAGTATGCTGTTGGCAAATCGTAGATTTTACCCTGCATACGAGGAGCAGAACAAGTCATGGCTCCCATCCACAGGATTTTACCCACTGCATAGTCATAGTCAACCGGCTTCACGAAATCTTCAAAAGCGAAGTTTCGTTTAGCGTGGTTTCTAAAGCCAATGTAGTTTTCGTTCAGCATGAACGCACCACCTGCGAAAGCAGATTCTAACTGCTGGTCAACCACAACAGGTGTACCACGGTACAACAAGTTGGAGAAACCTGCGTCAGCAAGTGCTTTGTCAGAAGCACCAAAACGCTTCTGGTCGGTTAGTGTTTGTTCGTATGCGTCGAATACCACCTGAGATACCACAATGAGTGTGGGCCTATCAGCATCAATCGTCAGCGCACCAAACTGTTCCCGTAACAGGGTTTGGATGTAGGCTGCATTTGCGCTGTCGGTTAAGTTTGAGAAGGTAACTGATGTACCTGCGTCTGTAATACTTCCACCATCCCAGAACTCATTACCAGAAGTGGTACTATTAATACCACCAAGTGTGCGGTCAACCTTAACAACGTGCTGTAAACCAATAAAACCGGAGGTTGATGCCCCGGAAGTGGTAACAGTGGAACCGTCATTGTCTGAGTATAACTGAGTACCGAACATTTCCTTAATGGACTTCTCAGCGTTCTTGATTTTTGCTTCAAGCATATCAATTACACGCTCAGGGCCAGCATTGAGGAGTTCTTCTTTCCCAGTAATACGGATTGTAGCATAAGCCTGTACCCAATCGTATGCGGCATCAGCAAGAATGTCGGTATCACCAACAGTTAACTGGCCTGCACCAGAGTACCAACCTTTTTGACTGGATTTAGCATATTCAATAGGTTGTAAAACCTTCTTGCCACCAGAAAAAGGGACACTCCGACGTAACATACGGTGGGTCAGAACATTGCTGTTAAATACATTGTCAACCAATTTCGGGACATATAAGTCGCGAGTAACGGCAGACAAGTTATCGTAGTTATAACTACTATAAGAAATAGCCATTCTATTTCCCCCTATGTATAGAGTAACGTATAAGTTACTCCGTGTTCAAAAAACGGAACAGTCTAAGCGACTATTCCACCAAGTCGTAATGTTGCGCGGCGTAGTCTCGAATATCCCTGAATGTTTCCAGTTTCGGCACAGGTTTGCTTCTGCTCCCCCTACCTTCACCGGTCTGTACCGGGACTTTCTTCGATTCTTGCGCCTTCGCAATGGCCTTCTTAGCTTTCTTAAACGCGGATTTTTCAGTAGAGTTGGCATTCGTAATTATAAATGCGTCCTCCAGAGTGGGGAGTTGGCGGGCAATCATGGTGTCAATAACAGCCTTGATAGCCTTCTCATTTCCCTGCAACTCAGGATGAGACTGGACGAGTTGCTGTAAGTCGCGCTCTACTTGTATTTGCGCTTCCATCTCAGCTACCCTATCTTTCAGTTGCTCAACCTCAGTTTCGCTTTGTTTTACTGGTTCCGTTGGTTCTTCTTCTGCTGGCAGAGATTCAAAATTTTCTGCCTCAAATAAAGGATGATTGTCGGCCTCGTCTCCCATATAGTCTTTAATGGCATCCATTAAATCGCTATTGTCCCGTAACGCCTTCCATCTTCCGAGTTCAGCTTCGAGTGCTTTGCGTGCAGCGGACAAATCCTGCGACTTCTGTGTGTTGGATTTTTGCCATTCTGTCTTATTCTCACTATCTTTCATCCAGCTCTGAATATCCTCAGTGGAATATTCTTTGCCGTCTATGACGTAAACATCATCCCTTGTAGGTTCTTCCGGCTCGACTTCCTCATCTTTTGCCTCAGCTTCTATTTCTGGCTCTGGCTCGGCTTGAGTGTCTTCGGATGCTTCTACTTCGCTTGGGGCGGCTACTGCCTCACCCTCATTCTCCGATTCTGATACAACAAGTGATTGCAGTTGGTCTTCGCTAAACTCATTCCCGTATGTATGGGATTGATAGGCTGGCACCGGTTCCACTTCAGGGACAGGGGCTTCCTCAGCTAAAGGTTGGGCTGCTTCTGTATCGTGTATATGTTCGCTCATTTTTTCCTCTTAGTTGGTTGTTTTCAACGCTAATTGTGGATTAAATCTGCAATGAAATTAAATCTGTATGTATATATATACCCAGTAGTATTTGACAACTTATATGTACTGCTCTGATAATTCCGGGTTCTGTTCGAGGAGGCTCAGTATCTCATCCTCATCCGTTGCATTCTGTAGCTGTGTCTGAACATCCATTTCTTCAGATGCAACTTCATTCTCAGCTTGCTGCTGTACTGCCTTATCATCTCGTATTTTATTCAGCAAGACTTGCTTATTCGGCAGTTCAACATTATCAATAATGAACTCTGGGTCGGTAATAATCCCTAATTGGGCAAGGGCGAGGACTTTTTCCTCTATATATTGCTTGTTATCAGGCATCATACTTCCGGGCTTACTCCTTACACGCATTTGCTTATCAGCAATCATAACCCCAGTATATCCATATTCAACATCACCCAGTTCTTCAGCAATAGTAACCATGTGTTCTTCTTCACCGAGATTCTGAATCATTGCCAGCCATACTGCTCCAAGCTGCTGTATCATCATATCTATTGAACGTGCCTTAAAATCAATCTTAGTTGTTGCGGCGCGTCTATATGCTTCCGCTTGTACCCCAGATGTAACATTAGGGGCTTCTCTACCCTGTGTAGCGCGGTTTACACCACTTACAACCTCAAACATACTCTCCATCATCTGTAGATAATTAAATACATAGTGAGGCATGGGTTTAGGCTGAGACATATCCACCTGTCCGCTACCAGACTTCCTAATAACTCCACCGGGTTGATTTGTAACACCACTCACACCAGCCGATTCATCAATAATCCACTGGGGGTTTGCCATGAGAGAAATATTATCCATGACTTGAGAAAATACCTTATCCATACTCAGGTTAATTGTTTTAAGCCGCTTAGGTTCTGGACGGCCCCAGAATGTGTGGGCCGAACCACCATTCTTCGCCGCTATAAAAGGAAAAGGATGTATTACATTGTATTCATTCGTCAGGAATGGATATGGACTCGGCCCATCGTACAGGAGAACCCCATTTGCGATTGTTGTAAGTCTTAGTGGGCCATAATCATCATCCTCACCGTATGCTTCCGGTTTATACCAGCACTCAATAAGTAGGGCGCGTTCTTCAAGGCTTTCCGCGGCCCTTGCGTCGGTTTCGTATTTATGGTTCCCTGTATCTGTAGGTATAACTGTCTGCCCCTGAAAATCCTCATACATTTTCATCGCTTCGTAATCGGATAGGTTTGCTTGAGGCTTAACGTGCTTACCGTTCTTATACTTTCTCTTGATTTCAGATACGGGTACAGGGGCGGCATATATTACCCACTGTGCATCTTCAAGTCTTGATGCCATCGGATTCACATAAAAATTAAATGGGTCAACTACATCCGCGTCAGGTAAATCGTCCTCCCCGAAGTGCATTTTCATAACTCCGTTACCATATACAAGAAAATCGAGTAGGAACTCAGGAACCACGCCCTGCATATCGCGCATTTCCCATAGGTCGTCAAGCTGTGCCTGCATAATATTCGCAATTTGAGCGTCTTCTGGCTCAGTTGAGGCAGGCAATACGTCAATTTTTGGTGGGCGGGAAGACAAAATAGGAACCATTGTGTCAATGGCTGAAGCAATTAGGTTTACCGTTACCTCATTCTTATTCTTAGGCATACCCTCAAGTTTCCAGTGATTATCATTATATAATTTTTCGCACTCACGCCATATCTTATGAAGGGGCTTCTTTGCCTTTTCCGCAATGTCAAACATCGCTTCTACCTTCTTAATTAACTCAGCGTCTTTATTTTTTGGTTTATACATACTAATTCTCTACCAATTTAGATTTTCTTATTAAGCCCGTCTCGAGGGCGGTTTCAAGGTTTGTGATGGATATTTCTGCATCAAGGAATTGCTCTGCAAGGCGCGCTTCCTCAAGTAGAAATTCTTTTTCCTTATTTTCGAGTGAATGAAAATCCACCCAATTTCCATCCTTATCACGGATTTGCAGTACAGTTGTCAAGCTTGAATCCACAGTTGATTGTCAAGGGCATCCAACTTGTCAAGCTCGCGTTCAATCCACGGCTTTACATTTTCTTTCTTAGGAGTAATTGCGTGCATCATACCATACCGAAGGGCATCAAGAGCGTGGTCTTCGCCCTTCGTATCGAGGTCTTCTGTCTTATGCTTATCATATACCGCTTTCGGGAATGTGCGTATCAGGTTTACACAATTATCCATCACAAAGAGTTTCGGCCTTCTTGACGGCTTTTCAACCGGGCCTTCCCATTCAAGATATTCGCGAACAAGACTCCAGCCGCTCATACGTTCATTATTCGCCTTTGCAACATATATACCCTCACTCGACATAAGCTGGGCAATACTCCTATGCGTCGGCATATTCACGTCCCACCGTCTCGAACTAACCGGGTTCTTTGCCCACATGGCCGGGTCAGCTAGCGTCGCGCGATAATCCTCCTTTACTGAAAGTTCCTTTATCCGCTCAATATGATAACTCAGTTCCTTCTCGGCCTCATAATGCTCTCTATACACAATCACATTGTAGTCATAATCAACCGCAAACCAGAGACAACAGAATGGAGCAGCATACCCATAGTCAATCGCGCGGTACTTAAACCACCCTTCCGGTATCTCACCAGTAGGAATAACATGAACATCCCTGCGCCATTTCTTGAAAAATTGACCCGCAAATACATCCCAGTCCCCATCGCGCCATGCTTTTCGCAAGTCTTCGGG